CCTATGTCTATAAGACTCTTAATAAAGTCTGCAAAAGAGTTATGGTCAAAGAACAGTGCTTCCCATACAATGTTTACAAATCTTCTACATACTCCAATGATGTGCTTTGCTCAAACTATTAGTGACCTAATGACAGAGGTGGCATATTGCTATCGATATTGGCCAAAGAGATCAGATTTTTATCACAAGGAGTCTAAGGGAGTTCATATCCTAGTCAGATCCACAGGATCTCACATATTCACTAGTTTTGCCTTCCCTGAGTGCTGTTCTGAATTGATTGACCCAGGAAGGTTAGGTCCTAATTTGTACTTCTCTGATAACTATATCTTCACAGATTTTTGCTCTTTTGATGAGCCCACATTAGAACATTTTGTCAAATCAGGTCCTTATGCAGCTGCTATAGCTGGGCACTTACTGGCCCATCTAGAACTACCTTTGGATTGTGACATCAGCAAAGAGAAGAATCTTCAAAAAACATTAAACTTAATCTTCCTACTCTACCTAAACAATAAAACTGATTCTGAAGAATTAATAACAAGCCAGCGGTATCTGATAATGGGAGTGTTGGAAGAACTGGATCCAAATCCTTATCGATTTACATCCAGGTTACCTGAAGTCTTAAGATCTAGATTAACAGCTTATCTATTGAAAAAAACACTCAAATTGATGTTCTACTACGGGGAGAACAGAATTAAGAAAACCATTGATTCAACCTATGGAAAGCCTGAGATTAAGCATCTAGGAATTCTAAGTATTTTTTCTGACTCCGAAATATCTCTAAGACAGCAGATTAATGAGTTTTATTTTGGTTATGTGATCTCCAAAGAAAGAGGTAGAGGAGCTGACAGGAACTTTAAGATAATCAGGAAAATCATCAAAGAGGAGTATGATGCTAGATTGACTGTTAACAAAACCTTGTCTAGAGGAATTAAAAAAGAAAAATTTGTAAGTAACCCCATAATAATTAAAGTTATGGTCAGTATCTATAAATCTCAGCTAACATCACTGTACGGTGATCAATGGAAGGATGTCATGAAAAGGCAGATTTTGAGAAGATTAGCTCTGGGTACATTCTCAGAGATAGCAACACTTAAGGTGGCTTCAAGGTCATACAAGGACAAAATCATTGTTCCAGGGATACTGCCGGGTTCTACAGCCCAAGAGATCAAAGAAATACTATGCAAATACAACCCAGAAGAATCAGAGAAAAGACCCAAGGTAATGGAAGCTCTATCAGATTTGGTAGCTCACTTTATTTTGGCAGAAGGTAAATCACCTAATCATATCATAGAGATGCTGCCTTTCTCGTATAATTTACTACAGAAGAAAGGTTACTTTGACACAGATCTGTTTATAAAGCCTCAGCATGGAGGCGATCGAGAGATTCATGTACTAGAAATTGCTGCTAGAATATGTCAGTATCACCTGGAAACTATTGCTAGAGCAATGTCTAGCATGGCTCCTGAGGATTCTCTGACACACCCTAAATCCAAAGATTACTTTGTGTCTCAGCATCATAGGGCTGCAGAAGAAAAGTTAGGGGATCAGTACTTCACACTAGGTAAGTCTGCAGATGCCACTAAATGGTGCCAAAGAAATCATGTTTCTAAATTTGCATGCTTTATGATCCCACTTCTTGACAAACTTTTTTGGAAGTTTGTTCTATCCATTTTATGGTTGTGGTTATTCAAGCGAATGAGTTTCCCTGTCCAATTTGCCTCAAACCTGATGGCTAATCAAACAGTAATATCAGATCCATTGTACATGAGATTTAGGAAAGAGTTCTTAGAAGGATCTGGATTATTTGAGTCTCCAAAAAATAATAAAATGTCCATTAAATTTGGGATGATGCAAGGATACTGCATTTTGTGAGCACTTTGGTGCATGTAATAGTGATGGTGTCAATGAAAATAATTGTATCCTCCTATCTAAAAAAGAAGAAGATAGATCATCACATTTCAGTAATATCAGGTAGTGATGATTCCGGACAGCTGATATCCGTTGCAGGGAAAGCAAAGTTAGAGAATCTAAGATTAATCACAAC